TTAGAATGTTGCAATTGCATAGAAAATTGTGCAGTTGCATCATCCAATTTCTGTGAATATTGAGCAGTGGCACGGTTGGCCCAAGTGCTTAAGTCAGTAGGTAACAAATCAGACGAACTGTTGACAAAACCAACTTCATTGAATAATAATGTTGATGTGTCTACAAGTGATCGTTTATAGTAACTGGGCATTAAACTAGAAATGACAAAACAACCTCGGGTTGGTAAATAACGAACAACAGCAACCGTCGATTTTGATTCAGGATCAACAAGAGAAAATTGAAGTATGGAGGTTGGTGATGGTGCCTCTTGGGCTAAATCCTCGAAATATTCTCTAATATCAACTGAATCATTAAACGTTGGTGCGATGTCATTTGAGGAAGTTACTGCCATAGGTAGTCTACGTGTAAAGCCAAGTCGGATCCATGATGTTGGTAAAACACTCAAACCAGTTTGAGATAGCAAAGGTCCTAGCACATTAGAATGCGGTATTGTGGCAACACTTGGTGGTGATAAATTAGGTATTCCACAGTACTGGGCATATGTTAATGAATTTGACGGAAACGTAAATGTATAAGCTAGGACATAAGCTTCACCTTCACTGGTTAGCAAAGAAGTCATTTGATTGACAGTTATCTTAAAACCATCTTTCTCATAAACTAATAAATTCACAGAGATGTTTCGCTTAGTGAAAATAGTAAGATACTTTGAAACGAAGGTTACAGTTGTAATATCTGTCAACCAGGTGTCTGCTTTACTTGTTATGTTAATGAAACCTTTATCTTGAGCAATTTTCGATAGCGTCAGTTCTGGTACTTCTCCAGTAATCATAGCATATCGAATGGAATCAGCACCTACAATAGATCCTGTATAAGATGATGTAACTGCTCGTTTATTAACAGTATCTGGAAACACAGCACCTCCGAAGAAGGGGTAATCAGATTGCCAGCTAAACTCAGGCTTCATTAAATCAATCTTAGGCAGGGCAATTTTTGGCAGTGTTTGAATTCCATCGGTAGACATGAACATGGAACTAATTTTCGTATTTGGAAAAACCTGGTTGAATGGCATTCCTTCAATACGATTGGGTGTTGGTCCTATAGAACGCGGATTTGCTACTGGATCTGAAACCATAAATGGTATACATTTCATCATCTTTGCATCCAATAAATTGGGGAGCTTAGACGCCAATCTTATTCGAATCTGTGCAGTTGGTTCCATAGCATTCACTACTGTTGTCATAACCCAAAAGATCAGATGGGGTCGATCTTTTGCAGTTTCAAAATTACGAGTATCGTCAGTATGTCTCCAAAATTGTCTGTCAGTTGCATCATTCAATATAAATACTTGAGTAGAATTTAAAGTGACAGTAAAAATCTGGTATGAATACTTCATCAACTCGGATAAGTTAGCTAATTTACTGGGATAGTAGTTTGGGTACCAACATACGCCAATGTTTCCAGTAAATAGTGGATTGCCGGTTATAGTAATCTCATAGAGCAATGAGCCAGCCCAACGACGATGCTGGGCAACCCAAGACTTTATGAAATCATTGGTATATTCGCCGAATGGATCAAGTGGTAGCTGCATGAACACAGTATTAGATGCCATACCGGATGTAACCACCAGCTCTTTCTGGCTTGCTATATATTGTTCATATGCTATAGCTTTAGCATCAAAACAAACAGCACCCTGAAAGAGCTGGGGGGTAAATCCGTATGGATTAAGGTTCACGGGGTTACCAATCGAACCAGTTCCTTGAATAATCTGAGGTGGTGGTTCTGGCTTCCCCATGGTTGATGTCATTTGGGGAGCCAGATTAGATGGAGGTGGATCAGCACCAGCAGGAGCGGACTCCTGTGGGGCCTTGTTCATATTAGGATTGCTAGACATGATTATGCTTATCAATTTCAAATCATTCGATAGTCACGTAAAACTAGAAAACTCATAATCATAATTATTCAGGAAAAACAAAGGTGTTACGTTCTGATTTATATAGGCCCGCTGGGAGCTAAGATCTTTATGGGAAAAGGTTGTCATATCCCAATAAAGATCATAAAAAGCATCTTCTAATCTAGTTGTCCATGCATAACATATTTGTGATCTATCAGTACAATAAAAACGCGACCAAGATTTCAAACGTTCATATCTCATATTGTGGCTACTCTGAATGAATATCACTGGAAAGAATTTGATTAGGTCTTCTCGGAATTTAACAAACACATGTTTGTCAATTCGTTCTTTAAACCACTGTTCTAAATAAATCAAATCATCGGGATGCATTCTTTCAAGTTCATAATCATCTAGGAGCCTTTCAACAAAAGGGACAAGTTCCGATCTCACAACTGATTCAAATGGATATTCTTCATAATCATTAAAATCCGTAATAGTAGTAAGCTCATCAAAATGATTTCTAACGTCTTTCTCAATATGTCTCTTAGGAGACCTAGCGTGCATACTAAATTTATAATACAGACAATCGTTCTTTGGTAGTTCTTCAAAGTTAAGTTTAATGGCTTGTTGTCGACAGAAGGTAAAGATAGTTTCTATATAATTGGAATAAAATAGAGTAAAATCTCCTTCTTCAGCAGGAATAACATGCCATTCGATTGTACCATCCTCTAATTGAATAAAAAATTTGAAATCATTATTGAAAGCTCGAATAAAATCCACAAACAATACAATATTACATTCAATCGCTATACAGGGTAAACCTTCTAATCTTATATATTGATCCTCAACAAGAGGATTTTTTAGATAGAACGTATTTGATCTATTGTATTTTTTGAAATCATCTAATGAATACACGGATTTTGCAAACAAATCAAGGAATATCTTCATAGAGTTTCGTACGTAGCACTCATCCGAGGCACATCTAGCATTTGGCAAGAGATTTGTATTAACAAATCGTGAGCAGTCGATGTCTTCGGTTGAAGCCTGGGAAATAGTATTTCCCAAGTTCTCACACAAATCGTAACGAATGCATATTTGTGAAAACGCGTCTTGTTTAGCCTCTTGCTTTGATATTCCTCTGCCAGTATAAGTAGATCCTGAATCAGTGGCTGTACAGATCCAGATTCTCGATTCAATTTCTCGACAAAACTCAACAGATATGTCTCCAACATTCTTATCTTTTCCTCTAAATTCATTGTACATTCCGACATAATTGATTCTCACAATATTTGGCATATTCCTGCAATAAGACAAATCTAAAAAATTCGTGTCCTCTCCCGTAACAAGAGGAGAACGGACTAAACCATTGACATATTTAGCATGATGTCTACGTTGTTTAGTCCAGGATGGTATCACAACAGAACTAGATGGTAATCCAATATATTTCATCTGCTTACGCAAATCAGACATGATTTGGTCATAAACTTTCTCTTCATGTAATGATGCCTCCAAAACAACTTGCATATACTGTTCCGGAAGTATAGATAATTTATTTTTCTTCACCCAAAATAGAGGGGAAGTGACAGCTGATAGTTTCAATGGAGAAACATAAATTTTTGTTAAGGGACATTTAACAATATCACGTGAGCAAAAATTTAGGTCCGTTTCATTATCTTTACTTTCCGTTAGAGTAAAACCTACTTCATGATAATAACGCTTATAATCTTCAAAATTGATATCCAAATCAGGGTTGAATCGTCTGGCTGTATCATCACCACAGATAGCTAACAAAATATTAGCATCCATGAAATACTTATCAACATCCTCCAGATCAGTTTCAGGGTATTTTTCTTGGATCATACGCAAGAAGGCATAAGCTTCTGTAATCTCTACTGAAACTGAATCTAAAGGATTTGTTATATAATTTCCTGAAGTATTACAAGTTGCGGGATAAATCATTCCGTCGTAAATATGAATTCCAGTTTTAAAGCTCTCAAAGATTGTTCGTATAGCGACTTTATGCGCTTCGGTTGTAACATTAGCACAAAATACATCGCAACAAGCATCAAACATTTCAGATGTAAAACTCTTATCTTGACCTTTTAAATCCGAACAAAAATTTTTCCATTCATCAGGAACTTGTCTGCGCCACCAATGATTTGAAACATACGGATTAGATCCAAATTTAATAGGTGACGTAGAATGGAAATCTCCGAATCCTAGAAGAATCTCAGCAAAAAAGGTTTTTAAAGCCATGTTAAATACGACGTCACAAGCATTGAACAATCTCACTTTGTCTTTATCCAAAGCTAGAAGTTCCACTTTAGGGCAATCCTGAGAGACATGTAAGATCTTAATCCCAGCTAATAAGTAATCTATAGCTAGATAATAATCTCTTTTTAATTCAACAGCTTTTGGATTATCCAAGTCTATGATGTATTGTGGCATGTTCGTTGTAGTAGGAGCTTTATTGACGAAATAATTCAACTTGTCCATAAGTTTATGCTTATATTTCGAATATGGACCAGCACTTGTATCTAAAACCATCGCGTGCATATTCGTGGAAGGTCTACCATTGATAACTTCATGCAACCTTATAGGGTTGCACTTAGGATATTGTGCTTTATGGCGATTAATAGTTATATCAATGGCTTGTTTCCACAACTTTTGATCAGCATGAAATCCAGGCTTATCAAACATTTTCTTAACTTCATTAAACAGAGGTGACACTTTACCTGCTAAGGTTCTAGGAAACAAATCTCGTTTCTCAGGTGGTATATAGCGTGCATTCATATAGGATGGTTTAGTCAAAACCGGTAATTCGCAATCTGGTGAACGCAGTAAATCTTTCTGAAGAGTTGGTTGTTTGTAGGTTTTCATCTTCTTCAAATATCCCACAAAAGGAACATTATGGGTGGATGGATCAAACAACTCAAATTCAGTGTCAATTTCTTCAAATAGTGAATTATAATCAGGTATATTGACTATTGATTCTTTGAAGATTTGCATGGCCAGCTTATTGGGTTCAACTGGTTCCTTATCACAATGCGACTCATCCATAACAAGCGATTCAAACTTCGATAACGACCAACCCATTAAGTGAGAAAATATATAGGATTGATCACCATGGGCATATCCATTATAAATTCCAATTACTTTATATGAATCACCATTAGCAACAATTAATGGTAAACCACAATCTCCTTTAGCAAAGATTTTATTTGCAAAACCAAAGCTTATGTCATTAAACATAACATAATCTTTTGGTGAATAAAATTTATTTGTGGTATCATGTCTTGCTACCATAGCGACATTAAAGTAAGAGGCATGCCCAGGTACAACCACGCGAGATCCTTGTGTAGGTCTACAAAAGAAAGCAGGCATACTTTTATGATTAAATGGACCAGCAGAATAAAAATCACTAGTTATATCGCGCATCTTTGGAAATGTTTTATCTTTGACAATAACAATCGCTATATCTCTATTCCTACTCAAGAATAACACCTGAGCTGGGTATACTTTTCCATTATGTTCAACAAAACATTGCTGTGAGTTTTTCTCAAAGATGTGTGATACAGTCAAAATTCGGTTATCTTTATAAGCTAAACCATAACACTTTCCAGTTGCATGTATCCGAACTAAACCATTCTCTAACTTATTAAGAACAGAAACCATTTGATCAGGTGTTTTCTCCTTCTCTACTGCAATTAAATGAGAAGTAGATAGAGTTCTTAGTTGTGAACATAATTCAAAAACTCTAGGCGATTTATACAAATCAGGTGTTGCTTCAACTAAACGAATAACACCTGGTATTAATTTATAATTTTCAGGTAAAACACAAGTCAATAGAATCTCGTGAACAACAGTTTCTAGATTCTTCTGTGACTCAGCATCACTCAACTGGAATCTGATCTTATCTATGCCAGCATTAATCATTTCAATGCCTGAAGTGTTGACTCCTCCAGTTTTAAGAAGCTGAGTATATTCCTGTCTGTTTCTAACAGTTCCATCCATGACTTTTGAGACATAATCATTATAATACATATGTGGATCATTATCATCCACATAACTATTTACGGTGGAATGACTAGTTGTAGAAAGCCACTGTATGAATTTATATGCTGAATAAATCGCAAAAATCGAGGAAATGATTCCTGTTAAAATACTAACAACTCTAAGGATGGCACTAGAATTCTTCACAAAGTCAATAAAAGCTGCCCATTTGGAATAACCACTGTTCTTAATCGCTAATTCTTTTCTGGCATTCTGTAGTGCTATACGATAAAGCACTAAATCATCGTTATTAAGAAGAATATCATCAATTGAATTTCGCAATAAATAAACAGTCTTGAAACTAAAGGCAGCTAATTTGGGGTCAGTCATAAACTTATCTCCGAATAACACTAAATCGACAATCATTGATGGGTGGACAAGAGTAAAATCTCCAGCTCTATTTAATAACTTAAGATTGCAGTTATCTACAAGGATTCTACCAAACAGACGGTTTTCTGTCTCTTTGTATATCAAATTTTCATGACATAATAATGTAACATCCTTAGAGACAAATTTCACTGTTGCTGATGGAACAACCGCTTTGAGTTTAGAAGCCAAAACCATAACTACAACATCAAAAGAATCTTCATTTAGATCATTCGGCATTGCCCAGTCTTCAATGGGCACTTTAGCTAATAATTTGTCATATAGTGTGGGATTTGCAGACACAGTACCAGCCGGATGATCTTTACGAAAAAACATATCAGTATATCCAGAAATAGTTTGTGATTCTCTAATAAATGCTTTTAGATCTTTCACTGTTATAACAATATCAGGTATAACTGATGGTGCTATAGCATTAGTGAAATTGAGAGTACCACCTGAACGGAGATAATCTGTGTATTTTTCTAAAGCTAAGTCTGCGGCAGAAGAAATGTTGAATTCTTCACCGAGGATTGTAACCTTAGCACTTTTAGTAGTAGAAATAACAATACCAGAGTTCTTAGGTGGTGTATATAAGCTCGCAATAGTTAGCATATTTGGTTTTATTAGAATTGAGTCATCAAAGCCAAATCTTCGAATTAAACCGGATGTTTGCTGTCCTTCAATTAGGAATTCCTTATAAGGTGTTTTATCAACTCGATAGCAACAAATATCTTTTTTCCTAAACAAATTACATACTAAGGATAAGCAATTTGAAGGAGCAAATGAAAAACCATCATTTGTCTGAAAAGACTGGATAGCACTAGATTTAATAGCCATCACACTATCACGAGGTAACGGTTCATAAGGAATAACAGTATTGGACGTTACAATAATAAGAGTACCAGCCGGTTGTTGGTTGACTAATTCCAAGTATTCAAAAGAATATTTGCATAAGTCAACATCATCAAACAACAAAACTCTAGGCTCAGTTGATATAAAATCGAGCTTACGTTCCAACTTTGTTTCGTTAAACGTAACTAGGTTAAAACCATAAACTGATTTGATTCGCCTTGCTATGTCAAGAGCTGTAGTTGTTTTATAAGTGTTAGTCGGACCTTGTAATCTTATTACGAAGAAATTCGTAGTTCCACTGTTAGCCGAATCTTGCAACATCTCTAATCTTTTGGTTATTGTCTCAATCATTTCCTTATTTTCGGTTTCAAGAGCATGAGTCATCTTCCCTCTTAGGTGAGCTATTTCTTGATCTTTAATGATAGCTACAAGTTCTGTTATCATAGTATCTACAGACATCTCAACTTTATCACAACTAACTGCCTCATGGACGTTGTTAGGACTGGCATTGTTACACACCAATTTAAAAATTTTAAGATGAGAAAAATCTGGATTTCTATGAGTATAAGACTTATAGCGATCATTGTGCTCATATAAAGGGTCCTCAACTTCATACCTCAAGATTCGAGAAACAAGGGCTATATTGGTTTGTTCACGTATCGTTTCCTTGAAATCATAGTTTGGTTGATTGGCCGTCAAGCAGCATACTTTCAATCTACATGGAACGTTTTTTGAATCCAGAGTCGCAGATTCAAACTCCATTGGGTCTGAGGACAATAATGAGTTTAGATCTATAATATTAGGATCTGGTCCTCTAACATTCTGGAATTCATTAAATACTGCCACATCCTCTCCACTATAACAGGAGGTAAATCTCTTTGAGGATGTTAACTTAGGATTGTATATGGCCTTATTGTAATTCAACTTTTTGCTAATCTTTTCAAGGATGTAGGTAGCTAATGTGGATTTACCAATACCAGGTTCCCCTTCTAAGGAGAACCCAACAGTGGTTTGTCTAGGTCCAGTTTTCCGGTAATTGGCGACAGCTTGTTCCATTGCGTCAAGGTGTACAAGTTGTGTACAAAGATATTGACGCAATGGTTGCATTCTAACTTGTTGTTCCTTATCTAGACGTTTAGCGACTTCTTCCATTATGGCTCTACGACATTCTTCAAATTCTTGTCGAAAGTGCGGTTTGTTAATTATATCGCTCATTTGATATTGACGAACTATAGAGCATCTATCAACAAGTTTTTGTAAAGCATCAAGTTGTCCATTCATTCCCCGTAAGTCGGTAAACTTTAGGTCATCTAATAGATCAATAAGTTCTTCTGAAGCGTCACGTCCGGATCTAGCAATTTCCTGTCGAAATTTAATTATTTGGTTAAATTTAGCGACAGGAGTATTTGTAGCTGAAAAACCAATGGCTATCATATAGCTAAGAATACTTAATCCTATAGACATGTACTTACTAAAAGAAGCATGGGATTCAGTGTTACCAAAATTCCGGGTTTCTAGAAGTATCAAGTCAGGAATATCATCAGTATCGGTCAGTTCAGAAATCCATTGGCTTACAACTAACTTAACCCTATTGAAATCAAACTTATCACACATACGTGTGATAAGATTTGTGAAGTTCATTATACAAGCTGACAAGTTTGTTAGCAAATTAAACCAAATACAGACCTTGTCTCCAGAACTCTTCTTATTTCCAGCACATGCCAGAAATGTAGAAGTTATTATGGAGACAACATTTGTAGATAAATTTGCAATACCAACAATATTGTCAACAGTATTAGTGATCTTCAATTCCTTAATTATTTGTTCAGTAACCATCTCCTGCAATCTAACAAATGCAGAAGGACGATCACTGCTATAACTAGACGATGTAGCATCATCAAGGCTAATAGGCCTTGACAACGACATCTTAAAACTAAGTCTTAATTACTATTATTAAATGTAATATTATAAAACTTAAAACTAAATAAAATAAAATTAAGTATATATATATAAAAATAAAATAAAATAACCACTTTCAAAGAAATAAAATGGTAGAATTGCCAAAATAAATCAAAGAAAATGAAATTGAAATAAAATAAAATATTAATAAAATAAAAGTAATATATTG